ATTCCAGATGAAGGAACAATCTAAAGAAGAGCTCAGACAGAGCTTGGACGATCTATTAGGCTATGATCTGCCTGATGAAGTGCCAGGACTGAATGAACCCACTCCGGTCAGGAGACTGCCGGCACAATCCAATGAAGCAGCTGTCACTGTGGCCAAGAACAAGGCCACTAGGGTACTGGACAGTCTGCTAAAGCTATATCTCAGCGAGGAGATCATAGAACAGGAGGAGTATATCAAGGCCAAGTCCGAACTGGACAAGTCCGCCCTCAGCATGCTGATCAGGCAGATGGAGAACAGTGAGACGGCCATCACTGCACTAATGGGAGCCATCGGCGAGGGTGAGGTCACTCCCAGAATGTTCGAGGTACTGAGTGACCTGCAGCGGACCATGCTGGAGATCATCAAAAGTCAGACCATGTATATGATGGCAGTGGAGGAGAATGCCAAGAAGATGTCCAGAGACATCGACATATATCGCGGCGGGTCTGAGTCCGATCAAACATCTAATAACGGCGGGGCCAGATCCAGAGGTACCAAAGATCTGATGCGAGCCCTACAAGGAACAATAAATGAAGAAGTCACAGACATAGAAGGTGAAGATGAAGGGGATCTTGATGAAGAATAATCACCTGCTGGTCAGGGAACTCTCAGTGGAACGTACCACCGATGCGGGCATACTTTTACCAGAAGAAAAGTGGAAGCGTCGAGCTGAAGTATTGGCAGTTTGTGCCGATAGTCAGATCCAGCCGGGTAATATAGTAATGCGAAATGTTGGCCGAGGCACTCCCATCACAATAGAGGGTCAACAATTGGAGATGATCCATGAAGACTGGGTGATGGCAATAGTAGAATAGAAAATGGCAAGACCGAGACCGGAACATGCGGGCTTTGAACTAGAGGTCAAGGAGGCCGAACAGTCCTTTGCCTGGTCCACTAAAAAGGTGAACGACCTGATAGTGGCCATGGAAGACGGCTACAAGCCCAAGATGAATCCGTTCCATGGCGGCAATCTTAATCTGCGGAAGGGCAACATCGTTTTTGAGTACACCCAAAGGGAGCTGATGGAGATCAAGCGATGTGCCACCGACATCATCTATTTTGCCAATAACTATTGTACTGTAATGACCGATGAGGGTCTGCAGACCATTCAACTGAGAGGCTATCAGGAAGAGATGCTGAAGCAGTTTCAGGCCGAGCGGTTCAATGTTTGTCTGGCAAGCCGCCAAGTGGGCAAGTGTCTTTTATTTGATACTGAAATACTTCTAATGAGAGATGGAAAAGGACTTAAAACAACGATTGGAAGGTTGTATTTTGAATCCATAAAGCTGCAAAGGCCCCTTACTTTATTTGAGAAGATTAAGTACAATTTATGGAAGCTGTATGATCTAATTGGGTCATTTGACAGGAAGCAAGACTAATTTTAGATATATAAACTAAAGTATCCATGAAAAAGACCTGTCAAAATTGTAACATTGAGTTCCATGCAAATCATAATAGAACCGTGTATTGTTCCCCGGAGTGTAAAGCTGAAATAAGGTTTAAAAAGAAACAAGAAAAGATAATATCTAATGGCATCGAAGGCATTGACTATGTTATAGATCAGTGGAACGGGTATGCAACTCCTAGAATTTATGGACAATGGATGTCTTCGATGCATCCAGGTAAAACAACTGATGACTATCTAAAGGATTTTCCAGGTGCACCATTATGCTGTGAAAAAGATCACATAGCTACATCAAAGAATTCAGGCAAGCACATGAAAAAGCCAAAATATCGAAAGATGGCCAGCGATCAAATAAAGGGTGTTAATAATCCAAACCATAAAAGTAAAACAACCAAAGAACAAAGACAGGCTCGCAGTCCATTTTCTGAGAACTTCATAAGCTATGAAAGTCCAGAAGATGCTCGCCGGTTTCAACTTGAACACTGTAGCAAAGGTAGGTATAATACTAGATTGTCTTATTGGATAGAAGAAGGCCATAGTCCAGAGGAAGCAATCAAGATGTTAAAAGAAAGGCAAGCTACTTTTTCACTTGATAAGTGCATTGAAAAATACGGCAAAGAAAAAGGCCAGCAGGTCTTTCAGCGGAGGCAAAAAAAGTGGCTAGCCTCTCTACATGAAAACTTCATCCAGGAGGGCGATGGCCGTTCTCCTTCCAGTCAGTTTGCTAATAGCACGATGGCCGTTCTCCTTCCAGTCAGTTTGCTAATAGCATCATTCAAGCCATCTGCAGACTGCTACAAATCCAAGTCCCCACTAAAGAAAAGTACATCAGGGACGGATCTACTGGCATGGCCTATAGCTATGACTTCACTCTTAAGCATGAGAAAAAGATCATTGAATTTAATGGCGACTATTGGCACTGCAATCCTAAGCTCTATGAGGCCGATTATTTCAATAAGAATAAACAGATGACCGCCCAGGAAATATGGGACTATGATCAGGTAAAGATAGAACTGGCCGAGCAAAAGGGCTATGAAGTTCTAATCATTTGGGAGAGTGAATGGAATGACGATCCAAGCCGAACCATTGAAAAGTGCATTAAATTCATAAGTGGTTAAGATAGCCAAACATATAATTCTCATGCTTATCCATCTAATAGAATGGGTAGAGTATAATGGCCTAGATTTGGATCAAGATGATGCGTCTAAAAAGATACTAGATTCTATAGACCTATCAGATGTCTTTATTGATACTGATAGTGGATGGCAGTCAGTTTCCCACATCCATAAAACGCAGCCTTATGACATTTATAGACTGGAACTTGAGAACGGTATGCATTTAGAAGGTGCAGACCAGCATATTATTTTTAACAGTAAAATGCAACAAGTTCATCTTAAAGATCTACGATCTGGAAGTGGCATAATCACAAGAGATGGTATAACTAAAGTAGCTTCAATAGAAAAGCTTTCATTATCCGTCAGTATGTTTGATGTGACCGTAGATAGTCCGGACCACAGATACTGGTCAAATGGGATCTTATCACATAACACGATCTGCTCGTCCATCTTCATTGCCTGGTACGTACTGTTCAATTTTGATCGCAATGCCCTGATCCTGTCCAACAAGGGTGCCACTACTACCGAGATCCTAGACAAGGGCAAGGTGATCTTGGAGAACCTGCCTTTCTTTATGAAGCCCGGCATCCTGAAATACGACGTCTTCAACTCTAAGTTCGACAACGGCTGTAGGATCATCGGACAGACCACTACCAAGAAAGCGGCCATCGGTTTTACCATCCACCTGCTATTCATGGATGAGTTTGCCCACATACCACACCAGTACATTGAATCATTCTACGAGAACGTCTATCCTACAGTATCGGCCTCTAAAAAGTCCAAGGTGATCATTACCAGTACACCTTGGGGCTTTAATAAGTTCTATGAGATCTATACTGCTGCTGAAAAGGGCCAGAGTGAATACAAGCCGTTCCGAATAGACTGGTGGGACGTGCCGGGCAGGGACGAGCAGTGGATGCTGAATGAGATACAGAACCTGGGCAGTGAGGAGGCATTCAATCGACAGTATGGTAATCAGTTCATTGCCAGTTCATCACTGCTATTGGATCCGGGCAGTCTAAAGAAGCTGCAAAACCGGAAGCTGCAATATGTGCACCTGGAAATGCCAGAGCTGGCAGAAGAGTCACTGGACTATAAAGATCTGCTGTGGCATCCGGATTTTGACATTGAGGAGGCCAAGGAGCATCACAACTACTGGCTATTCTCAGTAGACATTGCAGAGGGCAATGGCGGCGACTATTCAGTGATCAATATATTCCAGGTTTCACCAATGGCCATAGAGGACTTTGACAAGGTGATCTCTCCAGGTAGCATGATGGACTTCTTCGGCCTGAAGCAGATAGGCCGCTTCAAGAGCAATCAGCACCCGATAGAAGACTTTGCCAAGGTGCTCTATATTCTTGGATTTGAGGTCTTCTATTCAGAAAACATGAAGATGCTGATAGAGTGGAATACCTTTGGCTCGGAACTGATGAAACGGATGGAGACCGTCTTCCCACAGCGGAATGAGTTTGATGAGGAATGCATAGCCAAATTCAAGCACAGGATCGATGCCAGATCACTTTCCTACGGCCTGAAGATCAAGAGCGACAATAAGCCCATCCTCTGTCAAAACTTCAAGAAGGCCATTATTCAAAATCGGATCATGGTCACTGATGCCGATACTGTGGAAGAATCTACCACTTTTGGCAAGCTACCCAATGGCAGTTATGCCGGCCAGTCGGGCAATGATGACATGATCATGAGCTCTATCAATGCCAGTGAGTTTCTTAATACAGTAGACTTTACTGAGTATGTAGAGGAACTATTCGACCTAGTGGACCCTGAAATACAGACCCGAATTGAGGACATTTTAGAGAGAGACCTGAAGGGAGGCGATCTAAACTACGATATTTACGATCTGGTTTAATTTCTACCGAGGCTTTGGATATATAAATCAAAGCAAGCAAAAAAAATAATCTAAATCATGGCAATTGATCCAAAAATCGCATCAATCAAAGCTGCCGGTACATACCGCTTCGAGTTCGACAAGAGCCAAGTGGTCAGCATT